CTGCCCGGCGCGCCCGTCTCGCCGCGGCCAGCGACGATCAGAGCGCCGACGCGGTCAGCCGCGCCCGTGTTCGCCGTCGCCATCACGGCCTTGTTGCCAGCATAGATCGGGATGCCAGCGAACGAACCGCGGAAGCCGTTGCGCGACACGTCGGGGCGGTGGTTGAAGAAGGCCAGGTCGGCCGCACCGTTGCCGGTGAAGATCGACGACAGCGCGGCGCCAGAGCCACCAGCGGCGAGCGTGCGCAGATCGCCCACGCCGACCTCGTCGAGCACGAAGACCATGTCTTCGCTCGCGGGGTTGTTGTCGAGCAGCTTCAGCATCGCATCAAGCAGCGTTGCGAACGACAGCGGGGCCGCGGTCGGGTTCGCACCCGAGGACGACGCCGACTCCGACAGACCCGAGAAGAGCGCCAGCGAATCGGTCTCGGCGCGCAGGTAGTGCGCCTCGAGGATCTCGGTCATCGCGTCGCGCACAAGCGGAAGCGCCGAGGGATTGCCCGACTGAATCGCGGCGACAACCTGCGAACGAGCGACGCCCGGCAGGGCAAGCTCAATCGCGTCGGTGGTCAGTTCGACGCCCTGCACCTTCGTGGTGGGCGTGATCGTAATGTTGCTGGCGACGCCGAGGGCGACAGCGCCCGGCGAGGCGGCGAAGTCGCTGCCCTCGGTGTCGTCGACGGCCGCGGCAATCGCGGTCTTCTTGCGGATCTTCCGGTTCTTCGTCGAGCGGCCGCTGATGTCCGCCATGTTGAGGAAGGGCAGGAGGACGTACTTGCCGCGGAGCGGGTCAAGCGCGATCTGCGACATGACCTCGGTAAGCAGCCAATTCGCAACGGTGGTGGACGTAGTCTGAGCCATGGTGGAGGCGCTCCCGGCACGCTTGCCGAGCAGCGAATTGAAGAAGGATGCGACGGCGCCGGGGTCGCGCGCCTTGATCTCGGCGAGCTTCTTTCCCGTCGGGTCGGCAAGCGCGGCCTCGACGTCGACGGCACCTACCGACGGCGGCGATCCGAGCGAAGGAGCAGTGCCCACAGCCTTCGGCGCAGCGGCGTTGCCAGCCGCAGCGCGAAACGCCGCTAGGATCTTGCCCTTCGCGTCGACGCCCTGCGCGTCGGCGTAGAGCGCGCGCACGGCCTCGGGCAGTGCGGCGGCCTCGGCGTCCAAGCGCTTTGCCTCCGTCTCCTCGTGCGCGCGCCAGCGGTGCGCCAAGGGCTCCAGCCCCTCAAGCTCCGCAAGGCGTGACTTCGCCGCGTCGAGCGCCTTGGCCAGCTCGCCCGCCTTCTCGGCCTCTTCCTGTGCGCGCTTGCGTGCGTCGCGGTCGGCCTTGCGCGCGGCCTGCCCTTCGGCCTTCAGCGCCGCAAGCTCCGCAGCAGCGGCGCGCAGCGCGGCGAGGTCTTCGACGCCCTCGGCGGGCGCGGCGTTGTTCTCGGCATCGGCCGCGGCGGGGCTGGAAGGCGCGCCCTCGGGGGCGGAAGTGGTGGTCATGTCGTCGATCCTACTTGAGCGGTTATGTAAGCGCAACGCACGACGTCACTTCCACATCACCTTCGCGATTGCGGCGCGCAGCGTCTTCCACTGCTCGTCGGTAAGCCCCATGAAGGGGCGCGCGCGCATCTTCGGCGTGCCGTGGTGCAGCCAGTACCCGACGACATTGTGCGGCGGCGATTGCTTGCCGGCGGCGCGTGACGCCCTGCCCGTCTTACCCTTGCGCTTGACCCATACGGGGGACGTGCCCGTGTCGGGCGCGACGACGACGCGGACGGCGTCCTTCAGGATCTCAATGCTGCGCGCCTTGATTGAGTTCGCGAGCCCACCGCTCACGCGCAAGTCGACCTTCGGATCTTCCCCGAGGTCTTGCAGGTGCTTGCGATACCGCTTGGAGTAGGGCGCGAATTGCTGCCCGTTCATGTCGATGCCCTGCGTTGTGCGTCGCAGGATCATGCCGGGCACAAGGCCGGCGATTGTCTTTGCGATGCGCTCACCGCTGAAGGTGAGTTGCTGCCCGCGGCGGGTGACAGTGATGCCCATTACGACACCTCGGCTTGCTGGCGCAGGCTCTCAGTGACGTCGACACCGTCGCCGCCTGCGGACGTATCGTAGATGCGATAACCCTCGCGCAGGGCCTCTTCGACAAGCGTGGGCGCCCATGAATGCCTGCAATTGTAGCCTCCGCAGAAGTCGTCGACCGGCAATCCCTGCTCGTTGTCCAGGCGCGCCGGCTCCGTCGCTGCCTTGCCAACCCAGCGTGCGCAGAAGGGCCGGTTCTTCCCATCGCGCGGGCCAACGTAGACGTAGACCAGATCGAATTCAGGGCCGACCTCGGCGGCGGCTGCCATGACCGCGCGTCGGCCCGCGGCCATCACCGCAGCGTCGACGGCAGCCTGCGCGCGCCGCCACGTCGTATCGAGCAGGTCGGACACGTCGGCGACAATGTCGCCAAGGCTGCCGCCCGAGGCGATGCCACGCGCGATCCCTTGGCGGATGACGCCCGCGGCCTCGTTGAAAATCTCGGCGACGTCGGCCGTCTGCCCGTTGACGATCATGTCGAGTTCTTCGCGCACGCTCAGGGGCAGCGACGCAGGGGGCACGCCCGCTACCGCCGACACAGCCTCGACAGCGCGCGCGCCTGCACGTCGCGCCACGTCGTCGCCTGCAAGGCGTAGCCGGTCCTCGACTTGGCGGTAGACGGCAACGGCCGTCTGCGCCTGCCGACGGACGAGGCTGTCTTCGCCAGACTCAGTGTTGAGCCGCAGCATGGCGCGCAGCATGTCGCGCTCAAGCGCGTCGGCGAGCGCGCGCATGTCGCCAATCGCAGCGTCGGCGACGGGCCCGGCTGCGTCGGCGCCGCTCACTCGGTGCCCTCACGAACGGCAACGCCCGCGCTCGTCTCACGCGTCGACGTGAAGGGCGACGGGCCAGCCGACAGGCCAGCAAGGCGCGCCACAGGCGCCACCGCAGCGGCCTTCTCTGCAAGGTAGGCCTGCGCCGTTGCTCGGTCGCTCGACAGCCCGAGCATCACGCGTGCGTCGGCTTCGTCGATCACCTTCGCCGCGAGCAGATCAAGAACGCGCTGCGTCTTCGCCACGTCGTCCTCAAAGACTTTGGCCGTCCCCATTGTGACTTCGATATAGGCCCCGCCGAAGTCTGCGGGCGCCTCGGGCGAGAAGCGCGCCAGCACGTCGAGCACGATAGGCAGAAGTTGCCGCTCCTCAAAGTCTTTGAAGACGGGGCGCATCTCCGCGATGCGCTGATCGTGCGGGGCGTTCGCGATCAGGCGCGACACGCCCGACTGCGGGGCGCCAGGCTCGACGGCGTAGGCATCGGGTGAGTTGCCGCGCGAGACGCCCAGCTCTGACAGGTCACGCGAGGCGCTCGCCTCGATTGCCGCGTGGTCTGCCGACGGCGTGAGGTACTGCAGCGTCTCACCGTTCCCGACGTGCAGCACGGCGTCAGGTCCACCGACAAGCTCCGACGTCTCGCGCATCGTGCCGCTGTAGACCGCCTGCGCATGCGCTTGCAGATTGACGACGTGTTGCCGATTGCTGCGAGCTACGTTGAGCGTGTCGACGTTGAGTGACACGTCGCGGTCAGGCTGCGGCCAGAAACCACCTTGCGGCGCCTCGGTACGCAGGAACGCAATTGGCAGGCGCCCCTCGTAGGCCTCCGACGCCGTGGCCCTGCGTCCGTCCTCGCTCACGCGTCGGTGCGACCACGGCCCGAAGGAGACGAGCGCGCCGCTGTCGTCCTCGGTGAACTCGCGCGACCACACCCACCACAGGGCAGCCTCGCCCGTCGCCGTCGCCTGTCGAAGCGCGACGAACCACAAGGCGTTGACGTCGTCGGGCGCCGACGGGTGGGCGATGGTGACGACGTCGTGCGGCCAGTAAGCGTGCGCCACCGCGCGCCCCTCGTCGTCTCCTGCGAGCATGCGGAAGCCAACGACGACGACCATCGCGCGCGCGCCGCTTGCCGCGCGGCGCTCAAGCTCGGGCATGAGGACGTTGATCCCGATTTGGTCAAGCGCGTCTTCGAAGGCCTCGACGCGCGGATCGTCCTGCGCGAGCGGCTCACCGTGGTCGCCGTCGAGCAGTACGCGCGTCGGCGGCACGGTGTACACGCCCGAGTCCTGCCGCGAGAAGAACCGCAGCCAATTCACGGGATCGACCGGCATCCGCTCGCCCGTGCGCGGGTAGGCCTTCAGCAGCGCCGCCTTGACAACGCTTTGTTGGTCGCCGCTGTAGCGAACGGCAAGCCCCTTGACGACGCTATCGTAGTCGGCGTCGCGCTGGCGTCGGCCGACGGTCAGAAGATCGGTCAGTTGATCGGGCGCCCACACGCCCGCGTCTTCTCGGATCTTGGCAACGACGGCGTCGGACGCGGCGGAAGTCAAGGGGATCATGCGCCACAGCCTACCACGCCGGGGCGCTTATGTAAGCGCGGCCCGTCGACTTCAGCCGACGGCGCCCCACTCGTCGAGCGCGCCCGACGCCCGCACCGTCGACGACGTGCCCGACCGGTCGACGGGCCATTGCCAGTGCGCGAGGTACCCAAG